ATCTGAGGGTCGAGCAACCCGAGATGAATACAGATACGATTCTTTGCGTGGCTCAATATCTTAGTGGCAGAAGAAAGTGTAAAAACCGTAGCGATAGTCGGGCTAGGCATCTCGCAAGTAGACTTTGCAATCGGACAACAAAACGGACAAACATGGGATGAGGTTTGGTGCATCAACTCGGCTGGAGGCACATACCCCTGTGATAAAATCTTTATGCTAGACCCAGCAAGTCGTTTTTTTGATAGTAATGATGCAGGATTACAAACAGAGTCTATGGTCAAACTGCTACGAGAAACAGAGGTGCCAGTTTATACCTGTGAGTTGGATGAAAGAATAAAAAATCCAATCCGTTATCCAGTGGAAGAGGTCTGTAATGTCACAAAATGTGCCTACATGAACACAACTGTAGCCTTTGCTGTAGCTTACGCACTCTATATGAAAGTCAAAAGAATAGATTTATTCGGCATAGACTTTTCTTACAAAGAAAATTTACATTTTGCAGAGGCAGGAAGAGCCTGTGTTGAATTTTGGATAAGTAAATGTATGGAAAATGGTATAGAGGTAGGAGTGAGTGGCAGATCAACTTTGCTTGATAACAACATGCCAGCGACTCACAAACTATACGGCTTCCACAGACTTGAAAAACCTTTGGTAGCTGTGCCTCACCAAGGAAGATATTTGGTAGGTCCATTTGAAGATATAAACAAAAAATTAGAAGAACAAGGTCTAAAAATAAACGAGGATGTGGTTCCACCAGAACCTTATAGAGGATGAGCAATCAAGGAGACTTTGTATTAGGTAAAGTAGGAGTACATGCCACTGAGGGTAAGGGCCATGACCCCGAGTTTTGGGCACAACAGGCAACAAAAAAAATATGTGAAATATCAGTTGATGCACCTGACCATGTCAAGGCACAGGCTGTCGCTTTTCAAAACCAAATTTATACTGTAATCTTATATACTATAAAAAATGCAATCGAGTCGAGAGATACGACTCTGATAAATTTGCTAATAAAACAAGGCCATGAAGAAATGGCTAAAATTATTAAGGAATTATAATGGCTATAACATCTGCAATATGCACTAGCTTCAAACAAGAACTACTTGTTGAAGGTCATAACTTCACCAACGGAGCTGACTCTTTCAAACTAGCACTTTATACCAGTTCAGCAACTCTTGGTGCTGGTTCTACTGCTTTTGTAACAACAGGACAAGCCTCAGGCACGAATTATTCGAGTGGTGGCTCTGCTCTAACCAATGTGACACCAACAACATCGGGCACTACAGCGATTGTAGATTTTGCTGATTTGACGTTCAGCAACGCTACCGTGACTGCCAGAGGTTGTTTAATTTACAACACATCCAACTCTAACAAAGCTGTATGTGCGATTGATTTCGGTGGCGATAAAACATCAACAGCAGGCGACTTCACTATTGTGTTTCCTAGTGCGACTGCCACTGGTGCGATAATAAGACTAGCTTAACAGTTATTCGTTTTCTTTAATTGGTCTAGGATAGACGTGTACTTTCGTAAATCCATCTTTAACATCTATACTAGCAACTAATTGCTCGCCTTCTTTCAGTTTGGCTTGCTCTATTTCCATAGCCTGTCGCAAGGCATACATCACTTTTGCAACATGTTGCTCTTCTGGGTCAGTTATCTTAGACATTATTTTACCTCCTTATACTCATCAGTAACTTCTTTAAAATACTTACTTTCAGCGAGACTGTTCCAAAGTTGGCGGTCTATCTTTTTAAATTGTTTTGGTTTCAAACCATACGCACCACTACGATATTGTCTTAGCCAAACATATTTGTGGCCGATTGACCTGACTTCTATTGTGGTAAAACCACAGGGTATTTTGTCAGTCTCCATCTGATATACACGAAAAATTTTCATAATATCTCCTCATCTTTTCGGCACGTTATTGTGCCTACATAGTCCATTATACCAGCTTTTGCAAAGATGTGCAAATCTTTGGAAAAGACAATATTTGATGAAAAGTGTTTTTTTTCTGCTTTGTGCTAAAATTTTTCCATGCCATTTACAAAATTAAATTTCAGAGCTGGTATCAACAAAGAGGAAACTGATTATAGTCAGGAAGGCGGTTGGGTTGACGGCAACTTTATAAGGTTCCGTAAGGGGCGTGTCGAAAAAATTGGTGGTTGGGAAAAACGAAGCACAAACTCAATTCTAGGCTCAGCAAGGGCCTTGCATGGTTGGATAGCACTAGGAGGTGAAAAATACCTTGGGGTTGGAACCACTTTAAAGTATTACATAGAAGAAGCTGGGACATACAATGATGTCACCCCGCTTAGATTAACAACCTCTGCGGGTGATGTGACTTTTTCTGGTGTGGCCAACACACTAAATGGAGCAATAACAGATACAGCCACAGAGTTGACTTTGACCAGTTCATCTGGTTTTCCTAGTAGCGGTGTCATCCAAATAGATAGTGAAACAATAAGATATGAAGCTGTAGATGGCAACAACTTGACACAGCTGACCAGAGGTATTGAAAGCACAACAGCCGCCTCTCATAGTGACTCTGCAAATGTTTTATGTGCAACTTTGACTGTATCAGATACGAGTCATGGTGCTGTGGTCGATGATTTTGTGACTTTCAGTGGCTCAGCCTCTTTAGGGGGCAACATAACGGCAACTGTATTGAATCAAGAATATCAAGTTGAAAAAGTTATAAATGCTAACTCATATACGGTACAAGCTAAAAATACCTCAGGCACTACTGTCTTTGCCAACTCATCTGATAGCGGTAATGGTGGCTCAAGTGTTGTAGGCCGATACCAAGTTAATGTTGGGCTAGAATTTTTTGTCTCCTCAACGGGTTGGGGTGCTAATGGTTGGAATGAGGGTTCATGGGGAAGTGCGGCAACTCTGTCTGCAACGAATCAGTTAAGAATATGGACTCACGATAATTACGGAGAAGATTTGATAATAAATCCTAGAGGTGGTGGCATTTTTCGCTGGGTCGAAAATGACGGTGTCTCGACAAGAGCTGTCAATCTGGCTACAACGAGTGGTGCAAACAAAGTTCCAACCAAGGGATTACAGGTTATAACATCCGAAACTGATAGACACTTGATAGTGTTAGGGGCCGACCCACTATCTAGTGGCTCCAGAACAGGAACAGTTGACCCTATGCTTGTTGCTTTTAGCGACCAAGAAAATCCGTTAGAGTTTGAACCAAAAAATACTAATACCGCAGGTTCTCTCAGATTGTCCAGCGGTAGTTCGATCATAGGTGGCCTTAAATCAAGACAAGAAATATTAATCTGGACCGATACCAGCTTATACTCTATGAACTTCATAGGCCCACCACTGACTTTTGCAATTAATTTAATAAATGAAGGTGCAGGGCTGATAGCACCAAAAGCGGCAGTAAACGCACCAAACGGTGTATTTTTTATGAGCAAAAACGCCTTCTATTTTTACAATGGCTCAGTACAAAAGTTGTCTTGTTCTGTGCAAGACTATGTTTTTTCTGACTTGGATGTAGACCAAGCCTTCAAATGTTTTGCCGCCTTGAATGAAGAATTTTCTGAGGTCTGGTTTTTTTATCCGTCTATAGAAGATGGCACTAGAGAAATATCCAGATATGTAATTTATAATTATGAAGAAGGCTCGTGGTCGATTGGCTTGTTAGAAAGACACGCTTGGCTAGAGTCAGGAGTTTTTGATAAACCATTGGCTAGTGCTGATGTTTCATCTAACGAGTTTGTTTTCGAACATGAAAAGGGTTTTAACAATGATGACAGTGCTATGGATAATGTGTTCGTTGAGTCTGCTGATATTGACATCGGTGATGGTGACAATTTTGTTTTTCTCCGCAAAGTTTTGCCTGACATACTCTTCGTCAACGAAACAGGAACCAGCCAAGACCCAGCAGTAAATTTAGTCGTCAAAAGAAGAGATTTTAACAATCAAACACTAAGCACAGATTCAACCAGTCAAATAAAAGGCTCGACCACGTTTTCAAGTTTACGAACTCGGGCACGACAATTTGTTCTAAGATTCGAGTCGGATGATGATAACAACGAAACGGATAGAAAGAATTACAAGTGGCGATTAGGTGATACAAGAGTTGATATTGTGCCTTCAGGTAGAAAATAATGAGTAAATTACTGCCTACAAGGTTGCCTTTGGCACAAAAAGAAACTGTAGATGCAGACACTTTCAACAGGCTAGTAAGAATACTCGAAATCAACCTAGATGCCCAAGACCCAGATTTGGTGAAAAGTTTTAATGCAACCGAGCTGAGTGAATTGCAATTTCAGGCTGGAGCTATTATATTTAATACAACAACGGAAGTTCATCAGGCTTTTGATGGCACTGAGTTTCGGAACCTGTATGAACATCAAACTTATCTTACAGGTTTGTCTGGTAGTTTAAGTTTAGGGAGTGTAACAGTAACAATAACATGATAGTAGATTCGATGATAAACAAACTTTCAAGGTCTCCTCAACAGATAGCAGAGCAAGCAGTTTCTAGTGTTTCTCCTATGGCTATGAGTCCACAACCACAGGTGCCTCAAGCACAAAGTGTAATACCAGAGGGTCTGGTAGATATGAGCGAAGAGGACAAAAATTTATTAGACATCCTTGCACAAAGAGGCCAAATAAAAAGTGAAGCTCCGTTAGGTTCCTTAGGACAAGAACTTGCCATGGCAGGACAAGGCGAAGACACTGAATTAGCACATTTACGAGCAGGTGAGATTGTTCTACCTCCAGAGATGTTGGAAGACGAAGAAGTAGAGTCATTGTTAGAGACAAAATTTAGGGAACTCGGTATTAACCCAGAAGAAGCTATAGTCGGGGCAGGTGTCGCTAGTCTTAACCCGATGACAGGTTTAGAAGAGTTCGGTTTTTTCAAAAAATTAAAAAAAGTTTTCGGTAAAGTTGGTAAGGTCATCAGGAAAGTTGCACCTATAGCCGCTTTTGTACCCGGTGTGGGTACAGCTTTAGGTGGCGTGCTCGGCGGTTTAGGAGGCCTAGCAACTAAAATACCAGTTATAGGCGGTGCACTGCAAGGGGTTGGGCAATTCTTGAGTCCTGCCATAAGTGGTCTTGCTGGGCTAGGGATACCCGGCATATCCCCCATAGCTGGTGGTATTGCTGGCGGTGCGGGAAGTATCAAAGCAGGACTTTCGAATCTTTTTGCTGGTGGGCCTTTTGGTGGTGCAGGCACAACTTTTGCAGGTGGACCAGCCGCAGGAACAGGACTAACAGGTGCCCTAGGTCTAGGTGCACCAACTGCCACTGGTGGTACGTCTGGTTTGCTTGGAGCTTTGACTGGTGGCGGAGGCTCTGGTGGTGGAGGCGGTGGCGTTGGCAATCTCTTAGGATTAGCTGGTGCTGGAGCACTTGCGGCTAAACTGGGTGAACTAGCTTTCGATGAAGCTAAGCGTGCACAGGGTGTCCCTTTGACCCCTCTAACAACCATGGATGCTAGTGGTAGATATAATATAGAAGCAGAGATTGCAAGAAGGATGGGACAACCAGCTCCAAATCCTGTTGAGTTTGGTTTACTACCGCAAGGTACTATACCTGAACTTTCAGGAGGTCAACCAAGAATGGCATCTCTCGGTGGTGCTATAGAAAACATAGAAAAAAACATGGCATACGGTGGCGGTGTCTACGGTAACGGTTTAGAAGATTTGACTGGTGGCTTAGCCAGAGGTATGCAAGCTGGAGGCCCAGTCATGCAGTATGCACAGGGTGGTGCAGTCCAAGGGTTCCGAGAAGGTGGCGAAATAGAGCCACAGGACTTTCCTAGACGAGATGGTCCGATCAATGGAGCTGGCACAGAAACCAGTGACGACATACCTGCTATGCTAAGCGATGGCGAGTATGTAATGACAGGACGAGCAGTTCGAGGAGCTGGTTCTTTCGAACTACAAAACCAAGGTGGCATCTTAAGTTTAGTGCCGTCTTTTGAGGAGGATAGGGAAAGAGGTATGGCAAACATGTATAAAATCATGGATGCTTTCGAAGCCTCTGCACAACCTAGTTCAGAATGAACAGAAATTTAGTTCCTAAAATGCAACAAGGTGGCTTAATTCAAAGAGCTATGCCTGTAAGAAATGCTCTACAACTTATACCCGGTTCAGGGCTTAGAACACAAGGTGGTTTAGCTCCAACACAACTTGTACCCGGTTTAGGGCTAACACCACCACCACCGAATCTACCCAGCTTACAAGAATTAATAGACATGTCGGATGATGAGCTGATGCAGTATATTCCAACTCGAAATATAAGAGCAGGAAGTAAAACCTTCAAACAAAGACAAACACCAGAAGAGTTTAGGCAAAGACTACAACAACAAATCAATCTAAAGCCGGGTGATAAAGGTTTCGGGCAAGATGCTAGAGCTTTCATAGCACGCCCACCCCAAGGACGACCAGCACCCGTGGACCCATTTAGACAGGGTGTTAGACCAACCGAAATCTTTGGCCCAGATGGACAGATTATTGGCCCAGCAGATCAAATTGCTGTCGGTAGACCAGTCCCTCCACCAGAAGGCAAAATTAACCCCATAACATTAGACCAAATAGAGGGGGGCTTACCACAAGGACCAGTAGAACCACAACCAACTGTGAATCTTCCTCCCGATGTGCAAGTACAAGACACACCACCGCCACCCGGAGCACCTTCTGGGATGAATCAACCACAACCTTTTGCTTCCCAAATAGATAGAGTTGAAACTGGTTTAGACCCCCTAACAAAACAACTACTATTCGGTCTTGACGGCAAAGGAGGTTTCATACCGGGGGCCATGCGTGCCGCTGAGCGAACTTTCTTTGATGCCGAAGGCAAGCCTATTGTTATACCTGAACAAGTCGCTGGGTTTTCTCCCGATCAACTGATAGCACAAGAGTTAACACGACAAGCCTTTGGAATAGAGCGACCTTTTCTACGAGATGCTGAGTCTGCTTTTCGTGGGGGTGTCAGTGCCATGGAAGAGGGTTTACAGCGAGCAAGAGAAAGAGAAGAACAAGGTTTAGGAGCAACACAAGAAGGTTTAGGCGGTTTATTGTCAGGTCTTGGACAACAAGAACGATTACTTAGAGGAGCAACCGATCAGTTTGGTCGTAGTCTCGGTGGGATAGGTGCCTTACAGCTGGGTGCTACAGGACAGTTTGGTGGTCGCTTGGGTGAATCTGAGGGTCTGCTAAGAGGCACTCTCGGTGGTTACGACCCTAGTATGACCAGTAGATTTTTTAATCCTTTTGAAGAACAAGTCGTGCAACAAACGGTCCGAGATGTTATGGAGCAAGGGGCACTGAGCGACATTGGGGCAAGAGCTCAAGATATAGCAAGAGGTGGTGAATCGGCTTTCGGTTCAAGAGCTAGGTTAGGAGCAGAAGAAAGACAAAGAGCCCTAGGACGGGGACTGGCAGAGGCACTAGGTGGCATCAGGGCAAGAGGATTCTCCGAGGCACAGCAAACAGGACTCGGTGAGTTCGCAAGACAACGACAAGCAGAAAGATTAGCCTCTCAAGGATTAGCTGGCTTGGCAGGACAAAGATTAGGAGCACAACAACAACTTGGCTCTACATTAGCGGGTCTGGCAGGACAAAGATTAGGCTCACAACAAGCCCTTGGACAATCTTTGGGTAGTATTGGCAGTCAAAGATTTGGTGGCCAACAAGCCTTAGCAAGTGCTTTCGGAAGATTAGGTAACCTTGAGCAACAGATAGCACAACAACGACAACAAGCCAGATTTGGGTTAGGCTCAGCATTACAAGGCCTTGGAGCTCAAGCACAACAACAAGCTCAGGCTGGCATCGGTCAACTAGGAGCCTTCGGGCAACAGCAACAAGCTCAACAACAAGCTATGCTTGATGCTCAAAGAAGGAATCTGCTACAAGCTCAACAAGCACCGTTAGCACAGTTCCAAGCACTAGCACCATTCATCAGTATGGCTCCAGCAGGACAATTCCAAACAAGAACTACATTCACTCCACCACCAAGTCCGTTACAAGCCGCATTGTCAACAGGACTCGGTGCTTTCGGAGCATTTGGCAACTTTTTAAACCCACAATAATAATTACAGATGGCAATAACTAGAGCACAAATACCTGAACAAATAGAAAGAGCAAATGGTGGTGAGGTTTCTCCAGAAGACATAATAGATTTATTTGGGGGTTTAAGGCAGGACCAAATAACCCAAGAAGACATTCAACGTCAAATGGAGCTTTATCAAGATTTGTTTCCACAAAGTAGAAGACAGAATATTTTTGATTTAGCCACACAACTAAGTGCAGGACTTTCAGCTCAAGCACAAAGTGGCCAACCACCCTCTATAGGGATGGGCCTAGCTATGGGTTTCAACTTATTTAGTGAGCGAGCCCAAAAATTGAGGGCACAAAATGACAAAGTAGCTAGAGACTTCGCTCTGTTTGCAAGACAACAAGCTGAGGCCGAGAATAAAAGAGAATTTGAATCAGCTCAAAAAATATTGGAAATGCAGTTTGATTTAGCGAAACAGGGCAGTAAAGGTGTTTTTCCAGATGGCTCGATGACTGGTGCCGCTATAAATATAATACTAGCGGCTAAAGATGACCCAGATAAACTGAATAGCCAAGCGGTTCTGTTTGCTAAACAATTTTTGGAAACGCCGAAGACTGTTACTACTGATGAAGGCACGGGTTACATACAAGGTTTCAATGTTGATGCTATACTGGCAACCCCCGCAGGACCACCAGAAGGTGTGCCAATAACACAAACATACGAAGGCCAAGAAGCCGAATTTTTAAGACAAGAGGGAGATTCCTATTATTATTTAACAAAGGATGGACAAGTTATAGAATACACAAAAGAAGAAATTCTAGGAGATAGCGAATAATGCCTAGAGTAGTAAGCCAAGAAGAAAAAGACAAGATTCTTGGGAAACAGGCTGAGTTCAAACCTGAGTTTAAGCCAATAGAGGGTACCGAAAAAAAGAAAAGTCCTTTTACAGCTGACCAAAACAAGTTGGCTGGCTTCGCAGTTCGTATGGAAAACGCACTGGGCATATTAGAGGACTTAGAAAAAAAAGGTTTCAACCCAAGAAATTTCAGGGACTATGTCTTACAAAACGCACCCCTCATAGGCGATACCGCAGTGACTTATTTATTACAAAGCCCTGAGTTCAAGCAGTATGAAAGAGCGGCTTTAGATTTTATGACAGCACAACTTAGGTTTGAAACAGGAGCCGTTATTGCAGAGTCCGAAATACAGTGGGTCGATGCAACCTATTTTCCGAAACTAGGAGATGACCCCAAAACATTAGAACAAAGAGCTGATTCGAGAAGAATCGCTTTTGAGGCTATTAAAGGTGGTGCTGGTAAAGCCTACGATGAGGTAAAAAAATCAGCAGGTGCAGTTGGTGAAAAAGATGATAGTAGTCTCGAAGAATTAAAAAAAAGATTTTATGAGGATGAAAATTTCCGTAATAAAATAATAGAAAGAGCTAAAACCAATCCATCTGTGTATTCAAGTATGATTGGTTTAGATTTGTTTAGTGGTGCAGGAAGCATGGAACAACCTGAGGTAAAACCAAGATGAGCGAAATAAAATTTACAGACGAAGATTTACTAGATTATTTAGAAAACAACGATTTTAGTAAAAAAAGTGATGCCGACCAACTTTTAGTCCTAGCAGAGCAACAGCTGTTAGATTCTATAGATGATCAAGTTGGTGCTCCCTTTGATGTACGAGCACAGGTCATGGCCGCTCAGTCTCCCGAAGACAGGTTAAACACCTTGCGTAAGTTTTATCCTGATGCTATCCCTGTGGGCGTGTTGAGTCCCCAGTTTGGTGAGCAAAGATTCGGTAGAAACAATTTTGTTTACACCGACCCCGAAACAGGTAATTTGACTTTATTTGATGAAGACTTCAGGATTTTCGGAATGGCCGCACCAACATTCAAAGACGTGTTTGCAGATGCAGGGCCCGAGGTAGCGGAAGTTGTGGGTGCTGTTGGTGGTGCCGCATTAGGAGCTACAGTAGGAGTGCCAGCAGGACCAGCTGGAGTAGGGGCAGGCATTTTGATTGGCGAAGGATTAGGCTCAGCGACAGCCAGAGAAGCATATATTGAGTTGTTGACACTATTTGGAGAAACTGAGGATAGTCGCACCCCAAGTCAACAATTTTTCGACTACACAACAACAGCAGTTTTAAACGGAACGTTAGGTCCTGTAAGTAATAAGTTATTGAATGGAGCAAAATATCAAGTAGGAGCCAACCTAAACTATGTTTTAGGTGGCAACAGTCAACGAGCTAATGCTTTGATAAAAGCAGGTATCACAGACCCTTCAGTCGGAGTTGCTACTGGGAACACAGCAGTTCAAATGATTGAAGGGGCTTTAGCAAGTGCTCCGCCTTCAACCAAAGCTATGCAACAAAATGCTAAACAAACCATTAACCAAATTGAACAGAGCGTTAATAAAATTGTAGACAAGTATGGTGGTTCAAGTTCTAAATATGAAGTTGGTGAAAAGACGTACAAATATTTACAAAATGCTAGAGCAAAATTTGATGCTAAAAGCAGTCAGATGTACGATGAAATCTCTTCTTTGATTGACCCTAGCCTGTCAACCGATGGTAAGTTTATCATCGAGGTAACCGAGCAGATAAGCCGAGAGGTTGGTCAAAGCTCTGTTGCTAAAGGTCAAAATAAAGCCATACTCGATCATCTAAAAAAATACAATGTTGATATACAAAACGGTTCCTTGAATTACAACACATTAAAAAATATCAGAACTTACATAGGTAAAGACCTTGGTGACCCTTTAACTGCTGGTGCAACTGGTGGTGAGCGAGCACAGTTCAAAAGACTCTATAAGGCAATAACAAATGATATGCAGGAGTTGGTCAATAAATCGGGTAGTGATGAGGCCCTGAAGAAGTTAAAAATTGCTAATGATTTTACCAGAAGTAAATTAGCTTCAGATGGTTCTATATCTTACGTTGACAACTTGTTAAAAAAAGCGGCAGACGGTGATTTTTCAAAAATTACGAAAGCACTTGTATCAGGAGCAAAAGATGGGCCAACACAGCTGAGAAAATTACGAGATGAATTTACAGAAGACGAGTTTGAAGCTCTATCTGGTTATTTCCTAGGTTCTCTAGGCAGTCCTAAGGCGGGCATCGCCACACCTGAGCTTTTAGCCAAAGAGTCAGTCAAAGACATTATGGGTGGTCAAATAGATGACGTTACAAATTTTAGTCCAGCAACCTTTTTGACCAACTACAACACTTTGTCTAATGAAGCTAAAGATGTTTTATTTAAAGGTGGCCGATATGAAGATTTAGTGCCTGAGCTAGATAATTTAGTTGCGGTTATAAACGAGGTCAAAGAGGCCAGTATAAGAGGAGCTAACCCTTCACAAACAGCCAAGGGTATATATTCAATAGGGTTATTAACTACTTTTGGTGGTGAGATAGGGGGCATCATCGGCAAAAGCGGTGGTTCGTTTGATTATGGCTTAGGAGCTATCTTGGGCACTTATGGGTCTGCAAAACTTTTGACTAACAAGAGTTTTGTCAACTGGTTATCACAAGGTGTGAAACAAGTAGCTTATGACCCCAACTCATTTGTACAACACGTTAGAAGATTATATCAAATACACGAGCTAAACCCTGACATCAGAGATGAAGTAGAAGCTGTTTTACATGGCCTATCCCATAACAGTGTAGAGATACCAGAACAACTTAACGCAAAAACCGAACCAGTATCATCTGCTCCTGTGCCAAACGAAGCTAATTTTAGAGAGGTGTCAAATGCAGAGGTTTCGAATATTTTGATGCCACAAATAGAAAGAGAATCTGTGCCGTCCTTGGACGTAGACATGACAGATGAAAGTCCAGACCCAGCCTTGGCTTTGTCACCAACCATAGTGCCCGATGAACGGGACAGAGAAATAGCTATGCGAGCTGGTGGCATTGGAAGCCTAATTTGATGGCAAGAAACTATGCTAAAGAGTATGCAAACTATCATGCTCGTCCTGAACAGATAAAAAGAAGATCAGCTCGTAATAAAGCGAGAAGATTAGCTTTGAAACAAGGACGAGTAAAAATAGGAGATGGCTTAGACATACATCATCGTGACGGGAATCCACTCAATAATAAATCAAATAATCTGAGGGCCATGAGAAAATCTAATAACAGGTCTTTTGCTAGAACCAAAACAGCTAGAAAGAAAAAATTTTAGTCTGGTTTTTGGTGGGCCTTGATCATAGCACCGCTAACTTCATAATCTAATTCTTGACCCCACACTTCGTTACCGTTTAGATTTATCATTAGATTACGAGCCATCAATCTCATAAGTGATGCTTGTTGTTGTAAGTTTAGACGACTGTAAAACTCGATGACTTCATCGGCCACAGGCACATCAGAATTTATTGTTTTTGTATCAGACATTTTTTTTAAAAAATTAATCATGCCAGATTATGAGGCAAACAGTCTATCGTGTTCTTTTTCTATAAGAACTTTTAACTGGTCTATTTTGGGCCTTCTCTCTTTACCACAGATGTCTTGTAACAAGTCATAAGTAGCAACATCAACAGCTAAACTCTTTCTAATTTTATTGTTGTCGTTTAATTTATTCTCCATATCTAAATATATATACTGACAAATTTTATAGTATTTTGGTGGATTGTGCAAACAAATATCAAAATTACCATACTTTAATTCTGATGTTGTTTTGTATAAAAACTTGCACATTTGTCTGCATTTTGTATAATAATAGTAGATGAGTTATTTAGTTTGGAAAACAAAGAGATGGATAGATGAGGAAACAGAGGTACTTTTAGCTGTTTTCGGTTTGTTCGCTACTTTGACATTACAATTAATAGGAGGTTTAGCGTAGTGAAAAAGTATCAAATATTCACTGTTCCAGAATATAGAGGCAACGCTTATATGATGGAAACGGCAGGTAATGGTGGTTGTGAATTTTTATGGACGGCACCTTTGTTTAAAGACGATACTGTTGATAACACACAATGGGGTCCAGTAGAAGAAGAGGAAATTGTCAATGCTATCTTAGACAGCAATGAAAAAATAGTTTTAGACAAAATTGCTGTTTCAAACTTTAATAAATTAATAGGAGTAAGGTGATGGGTAATTGTTATGAATCCAGCGTAAAAACCATGCTAGAAATGGCAAGTTCTGGTCGTGGTGGCTTTGAAAATTTAAGACTTGCACACGGTAATGTGACGGGGCAAGCAGGCTATGTAAAAGATCAAAGATATGGTCACGCTTGGCTTGAATTAGAGATTCCAGATAAGTTTGTTTTTGACACAGAACAAAATGCGATGATTCCAAAGGACAGATATTATCAGGTGGGGAACATCGATTGTAATGAAGTCAAACTATATGATCTCAAGGAAGTTCGTGGCTGGTTGACACAAACTGAACATTATGGACCTTGGGAGATGGCCATGACAGATTTCGAAAAAACAATAAAAGATAATAACCCTGAGGAGGAGGTATCTGATGAGTAAGCTAACAGTAAAACAAATAGAAGATAAGTTGTTTGCAGTTGAAAGCCGATATTACAAAGGTTGGAGCGAAAGTGAATATTGGTGGCGAGTGAGTGGAGATGTCCACCCAGAAGACAGACGACTTTGGACAAGATATACCAATTTACTAAACAAAAGAAAAGAGGAGATGAAAGATGAGTAAATTAATAACTGTAAGAGCTTATGAATATAAAGAGCTAGATGATAAAGCAAAAGCTACATTCATACATTATATGTATGACAGTCCTTTTGACTATGAAGACGAAGACGAAAACGGCAATACAATAATCAAGTATGACTACTTTGCCGATATGGACTTAGACGACCAGATAGAATTTTGTGAAATGAATAATTATCTTTTCAATAAGTATGGTGAGTTGATTGGACACTTAGAGGAGGAAGCATGAAGCATATTAAAAACGATCTAATACCATTACTAGAACACATCAACCAGAGGATGTTGGAAAAGAAACACAACAAGCCATACGCAGAAATTACTTTTGCCGATATGGACAAGGATGATTGGAAAAGGTTTAATGATATATTAGATTTACAAAAATCTAATACAGGTCACTAAGTTCTATGACTTGTTCACCGTACAGGTCGAAAGGCCTGTACTCCTTACTGGCTTCACATTTCAACAACACTTGAAGGGCTTGTTCGTTTCTAGCTTGAGCGTACTGTATTGATTCACCAGATAGACTATAAACTGCATAGGGGTATGGGTCCTTTTTTTCTTGGGCCAGAAACTTAAAACCTTTACATTTTAGGCCAGAGGCTCGACAAGCATCTATGTATAGCGATGCTTGCATGTGATAGTTGAAGTTATTGACAGCACGAATAAAGCCACGAGGTGAGGCATCCATACATGTTTTTAAGTCCCAGATATACTCATGGTCGTACCAGTCTAACCTACACTTGAAGGGTTGTGAGTGCCACAAAAAACAAATGGTAAGCTCGACCATGTCTGTTTTTTTAGGGACGTAAGACTCTATAACTGTTCTTCTTTCTTGACATGTATCATAAAGCTCTTGAGTGATTATTGAGCGACTACCTACTGAATTAAGGAAAGCCTCGTAGTCTTCTTTGCCAGCTTTGGTTCTTCTATCGATTTGAGGCTGTATAATAAATTCCTCATCAAATTTATGTTCCTCTAAAAACAAAGTGTGTTGCAGTCTGCCTTCCAGCATAGCAGGTGTTTGTTTGACATCCTTTTTATACTTCCAGCTATACGGGCACTTAATAACAGATGTTAAATCGTGAGAACGGAATGCAGGAATCTCTGCATACTGCTCATAAGGAATATCATCATAAACACCAACCTCGAACTTCATTGCTTCTTCCTGAGCTTGTCTATATCTTCTTTTGTCAAATCAAAACAGTTGAGGTTGCCAGCTACGGTTCTACGTTCACCCTTACCAAAGAACGGATAGACACAATGTTGCATCCAAGATGGGAACATCAGAAACTTACCGACTTCAGGTTTGATGTATCTTGATTGCGATGGTCTAAGTTTCTCTGGGTCACCTGTTTGATTCAAACCGTAAGTAAAATTAATGAAGCCATCTATAGCCCCTGAATTATTGTATAGATCGTAAGACCCAGTATCTTTCATATTATGTTTTGTTATTTGTTCAGGCACTTTAGTCCAACAGGTAAATGATATACCCATATTAGTTAATGTCAGATGATCATGTATGGGGTTGTAATCGCCCTCATAACTATGCACAGACCATAGTTTGTCTAAGCCTAATTTTTTTGGTCTGACATTTGTGCCTGTGTGTTGAACAAAATGTTGGATGTATTTGATACCTAGATTGACAGCCATATCACGAAAAGATGCTACCTTCTTGTCTTTGGGGTCCATGATAAGTTGTTCACCTGAGTGTATCTGACCAACTAAGTCTTCACTAGCTGATTTTTTATCTTTGCTTTTTTGTAAGCCATCAAGGTAGTCGTTGAGGTCCTCAACCATTTTGTCATCCATGCTGTGTTGTAACATCAAGACACTCGGCAGTGAGTAGATGTCATATTTCATTTCTTTATTCATGTTCTTTCCTCGGGTCATCGCCCATTGAATATCTGGTGTACCAGATTATTTTTTGTTTGTCTTTTATATGTTCGGTTTGATCACCCTTTTTGCCTTGTCGCCACTGATACTTAAAAGCATTTATCTCAGCCCACTCCTTTACTCTTTGGGCACCGTAGACAGCGACCATGGCATCGATACACTCAATGACACGGTCTTGTCCTCCCTCACCCATATAGTGTTTAGGTTGGTTGACATCATCATATTTCATGGTTGAGAGCAACCCCTGCACGGGTAGTTTATGAAGAGATATTGGCGGAGTTGCTCTGTCACCAAACTAGAAAGGTATGTCATCTTCTTTTTTGTCATCTTTAGCTAAATCTGCTAAGCCACCATTGCCTTGTGTCACAGGTTTATTTGCACCTTGCTCGACAGCCGCCTCATAATCAAAACTTTTTTGTATCTCTTCCTGATGCCATGTCGGTAGACTTTCAAAAACATCACACATAGCTTTTGTTTCAGGACTAGAGTTACCGTTAAACTCGTCACAATAAACTGACAGATCAAATTTTTGCTTATCATTTTTAGTTTCTTTGCCTTGCTCGATGCCACCGTCAGGTCTTTGCAATGAAAGTATTTTTGGATTGCCACCAGCACCTTTGTCGCTAGGCTCGGTATGCCCAACTTCAATCCTTGCTGTGCAACCCAACAGCTTACCGATGTCGAAACCATTTAATTCTTCTTCGGTAAAACTTTTGCCTCGCCATGCTTGGAGATCAATACGCAGTGCCGCATTTTCAAAAAGAGAGGCGGTGTATGTTTTAGATACGGCAAATGGTCGCCCATCATCCATATCAACTGCATTGTCAGAGGGGTCTACCGCCTCAGTGATTTCAAAACTAATATGTACTCGTTTTCTTTTATTCTTTTCGCCTTTGTATTCTTGGATAGATTCACCCAAGTCAACAATACGGAAACAAGTACCATGATATACTCCTTTTGCTAACTTTGGTAGGTCAGCATTTCCTTGATTACTAATTGTTAAACTCATAAATTTCCTCGATAAATGATTGCTAATTTTTATAGCATGTTGTAAATTAAAACACAATCTAATAAATAGAGCAAGAAATAAATGTCACTAAAAATTAAAAAACCACAGAAAAACTTTGACCGTCCTTTATCACATGATTTACAAACACAGTTCACAAACTTCTTATTTGACCATGGATTAGAGCCTGACCCACAAAGAGGTTTGGTAACTGATGGGTCTGTAGGTCGAGCCTTTATGAATGTTGGTGGTCAACGCAAGAAAGTCGGTTGGTATCAATTTTGGGCAGACCAATCTACACCTTTTGGTCGCTTTGGTGATTACAGATTAAGTGCTAACGAACCGCAAGGAACTTGGCATCCTGAGAATGGTGCAGGTCGTAGATTGACCAAAGCACACAAAGAAGAGATTGAAAGATTAAGAAAAGAGGCAGAGGTCAAACAAGCTGAGAAGTACAGTAAGGCCGCAGAACGAGC